TAAAGCCCTGACCTAATGGCTTAGATACTGTTGCAGCAAAAGGAGTAGCTACAATTTCATCATCACCTTCTAATAACGTCAACCCCTGCGCACTAAATACTTTACTGCCATACAAATGCCCTCTAGTAGATTTTTTGTACATACGAAAAATGTAATCATCCTCCTCCTCCTCATACCTAAATATAGTACGTTTTTTTAAGTCATTCAAAGGTGTTAATTTAATGTCTTTTAAATCTACTTTATCTGTCCAATCAAAGTTAATACCTCTATCTTTCAAAGTTGTACCTTGAGTATTTTTAATAAACACATCAGAATACGTTTTTATAATAATATTAGCAGGATCAGATTTATCTTGCAAAGTCACTAAATTAAACATAGTGAAAATACCTTTTAAAAACTCCCATTGGTTAATTTCACCCCTCAAACTGTTTAATACTGATGAAGTAACAGTACTTGTGCTTATGTTAAAAGTACAAGAACCTGTTGGTCCTGTAAACGAATAATCTTGCCTCAGCCAATTACCACTACCAGACGGAGATCCCCCACTACCTGCAAATTCTGGGTATAATAAATCGTCTTGGTCTAACATAATCTGTATATTTCCCTGAAATGTTACAGTATTAGTTGTTGAGCTACCTATCGATTGTGATTGAACATCTATATAGGTTGTAGTTGCCGCATCATCATCATAATGCACCCACCTAAAATTAGCTATACCAAGAATACCAGTTTTCGTATTTTCTAAAGTAAAACTATAATCTATATTATGGAATCTACCATCAGTTGAACAGACTATCCTGTATTGATTTGCTCCTGCTGCTGTTACATAGTCGCTTGGCACATTTGAGTTTGCATTACCTCCTGTTGAATTGCTATCTATTAATGCAGCAGTAACATACGCTGTGTCAGTTATAATTTCAGGGGGAGAGCCAACAGATTGAAATTTTGGGTATGTAGCTGTTGTAGTTGTATTTGGTACAACACTAGGAATGCCATCACCTCCCCAGTTAAAGTCCATAAACAGCTTGCCAAAACTTGAGCTATCAAATAAAGTAGACGAATAAGTATATCCTGCCTCACTAAATATTCTATCAATTAAATACTTGATCTTTATAAAAGGTCTGAACGCTTGTTCTAATGATGTTAGTTCAGGAAACCCATCAAGAGAGTTATTTCCAGTAGCACCATTTGCTATTAGTATCTGACCTGTCCAATCTACAAAAGGGTATTTCAAAACATCTGTAACAGTAGCACCAACAGGACCAGCAAACTCATTAGGGTCAGTTAATGCATTTGTTAAAGGCAATCCATTAGTATACCAGCTTCCTTTAATTGCTACCTTAGAATAGGTATGCTCTAGCTCAGAGAAATCTATCAAATCAAATGTTCTATCTTTTAACGTATCAGCTAATGCTATTGTCTGAGCATATAAGTTTACATTGTAGCTTATTTCACCTTCTCTCTCTTGTATATCAATCAACTTTAAAAATCCATCAAACAGAATAAATCCATTTTGCTTTAATACAGCTCTAGTCTGAGCATAAGGGTTAAAGTCATAAGGATTGCCTATTGTTCTGGTAATGTCAAATATATTCCCAAATAATTTGTTATTTCTTTTTGTTGCTGGTAAATTAAAGTCTTTTGAGTATGATTGTATCTTTTCAGCTACATTTTTAAAATCATCAACACTTAAAGTTAGCGGTATCTCCTCATTCTCGTATAAGTCACAAATTGCCTGTCCTTCCCAGTCTTTTATACTTGTTTTTCCTGTTATAGCAATACTACTAATTACTAGATCATCATTACCTGTATTTAGATAAGAAATAAAAATAGTGTCATTGTTAGAGAGTGCGGTAAAATTAGCACTTGCCTGTGTAGCGTTAGCAGAAATAGATGAAGTAGGTCCTCCAATTTGTCCACTATAATTATTCAAAACAATAAACCCATTTGCAGGTGCCATATTTACTGTTATCGTATAGCTTTCTCCTATCACTAATCCTGATAGTTGCTGATAAACACCGCAGAGAGTTCCAGCCCCAGAACTTGAAACAGAGTTAAGTGTTAAACTACCACCTGAAGCAGAGGCAGTAGCAGGACTTCCATTAATTGTATTTTTAAACCTATACCAAGCCCCAGATATAGTAGGTGGTGCAGCACTCATTATATTAGTGTATGGATTTCCTGAAGTTGAAATATTAGTGTTAAGCGAACTGTTGACAGTATCAAAAGTCAACGCATCTACCATAAATTCATTCAGACTAGCTATTTGCGGATATAATATTAGCTGTACACTCATTATGCTGTTTGTGTTTTTTGAGTTTTATTTCTTTCTATTTCAAATGTGTATTGCATTAGCTTATCATTTGCTATTGTCTGTCTTGTATAGCTTGATGTTGTTACTAATACTGGCTCTACATATTTGTTGGTGATTGTATTATATGGTGCTGATTCTGATGCATCAAAGCCTTTAATTATATAAACATCCTGACTATTGATTAACTCCTCAAACCATACTGCATCAGCTTCTGTAACAAAGTCAGTATTAACAGATATTCTTTCTGTTGAATTAACTCTAAAATTTTTCCTACCACCTTTATAACCATCTATTCTGTATCTGCTATCATTCCACGTTCCCTGCATTTGTGTATATGTAGTTCTGTTAGTAGATGTTGATCTAACTGACTTCATAGTGAAAGTATAGTAATCCCAAGTACCCCATTGATTAAGCCAAGCTAATCTGATGCTCTCATATCCTTTATTAGTAGGGCAGTTAACATTAATAGTATATATCTGACCTAAAGTGCCATCCATTGTTTCAGGCTGTATAGTGTAATACCCACCTTGTATAGTACCTGCTGTTACAAGTGCTTGAAATGTGCTGCTAGTATTTCTAAGATTTGCAGGGAAACAGCCAAAGTATAAAAGTTTAGTACTCAAACTATCAAAGTTAGTAGCACCACCATTTGCATAACCTTGCACAATAACTTCACTACCAATACTTACACCAGAGCTGTTATAATATGTTAAAGTGAACTGCTTTACTCTACCGTTACTTGTTGTATCTGGAATAAAGTTTAAAAATGACATCACACCATAGTCATCTACATTGGCGTATTGTGTGGTAGGTGCGTTAGTTAAAAATTTAGAGTTTGCAGTTGAACTAGATAATACTAGTAAATTAGATGTTAAATCATAGCCATAATTATCCCCAGTTAATGTTAGGTAGTTTTCTAATTGTAATACCCCATTAAAAAACGTAAACTGATCTGAGTTTGTTACAGAATTATCTATAATTCCAACTGCACCAGTTTGTGTTGAAGCACCTTCTGCTTTAAATTGTATAGCAAAGTACCTTATACTATTTAAACCTCTAGCAAATCTATCTATAACGTGTATAGGATGGGGTGTTTGTAAAGTGTAATCTACATCTTTATAAGAACTAAATGAACCAGCAGTAGCGCCTGTGCCTTGAGCAACACCATTATTATCTGAGCTTACATACCCTTCTAGTATTGATTGAAAATCAAATATACCAACTCCTACGTTATTAGGCGTTGTTTTAAAAGTTCCTATTAATTGATTTGATGTACTTAAATCTATTGGTGATGATCCTATATGTACTTCAGCTAAATATTTAACATTAAAAAAGTTAGTAACTGCATTAGTATTTTCTACTGTAAATATTACCTGCTGCCCTACTGGTAGAATATTGTATAAAGGTTTTTGTTTTATAAGTGTTGCCATTAGTTTACTTGTATTTTGTTTAATTCGTTTATTATATCTTGCTTAACATTACCTAATAAGTCTTTGCCGAATTGTTTAAGCCCAAGCCCTAAGGGTTTTTGAAAAAAGCTTAATCCTTGTATCCCATCTCTTTTAATCTTTCTGCCTATTATATATGCTAAAGACAAATTACTAATAAACCTTCCTGTTTTTTTATCCCTTCCTTTTATACCTTTTTTGCTTATCCACTTTGCTAAAATGTTTGGCGGTGGTTGTTTAGTGGTATATTTGTAAGGACTTGCAATAACTTTGTTTTTATAGTCTTTAAATTTTTGTTGCTTCTTAGTTCCTGAAACTCCCTTATCTACAAAAGTTCCATAGTCTGCCATATAGAAATTTACTGTAAAGCCATCTGAGTCTTTGACTACTTCAAAGCGTATAGATTGCTCTAAGGCAGTACCACCACCTTTAGCTTTCTGCAACCCACCCTTAGCTCTGTTCGCTACTTGTCTACCAAAGCTATTTAAGTATCTTTCTATATTATCTGTTTTCATTAGATAGATGCAACAAAGATTTCAACATCTACATCATCAGTTGATCTAGGTCTAACCTGTATGCTTGTAATATCCTCTAATGTAGGAAAGTTAGGTGTAGTATCTGCTTCAGCTATTGCAGCAGTATCTGCCTGACATAATAAATGTGATGTTCCTGCTGTCATTACTACTTGATAGTTAGTGTTTTCTGTTACAATCGCTAAGTCCATAACTGCTGTATCACTCAAGTTAGTCACTCTAATGTACTTACAATTTTCTAAGTCTAAAGCCCCTGCACTTCCATACACATTACTATTAAAGGTTGCTATTGTAGTTGTGTTTGAATGTGGGCAGGTTACTACCCTTTCAAATGTGTCTGTAATACTACTTATTGTTAATACATTTGATGATCCCCTTAAAGCACCATTGATTGTTACACTCTCGTTAATTGTTACCGTTAAATCTGCCATATTTATTTATTTTTTATTAATTCTAATATTTTATTTATCTTATCTTTTATTTCACTCATATTGTCAGCATTCTTTTCGTGGTGCTTTTCAAAAGTGCTTTTCACTTCTCTTACACTAAAAAAAAAGAATTGATACAAAGCATAAAAGCAACCCACTAACAAAACTAAGGTTACTCCATATCTTTCTATTAATTCAAATATTTCCATTATAATTTAATTTTTATTGTTGGTGGTATTATTTTTATTTCTACTTTACCTATCTTTATCTTATTTAATCTCATTAACATTTTAAACATTAGTACCCTGCTCCTGCATCTGTTACTGGTATATTACACGTACTAAAGTCATTCATAACTTTTACTCCTATTTGAAACACCCACCCACAACAAAGATTATCAAACCTTTCAGAGAATGGCTCTATTGTAAATTGATCTTGTGTAAAATATAGTGGTGCATTAATATCATTTGTTCCTTCTGCTGATTGTCTTGAACTATGTCTTAGCATTCCAATAAAGTCTGTACATATTTCTAAACATTGGTTGAATACTTCTTGCTCATTGTTTTTCATATCAACTAGCTTAGTCAATAGTTCGTGCTGTTTAGTTTGCCAATCGCTTTTCTCACTTACCATATCCATAATGAATATTTGATAGTTATATACCAACTCAGAATCTCCTGTTGTTACGCTAACTGGATTAATGTGTAGTAAAGGAAACTTCTCCATTTTCTCCAAGTTGATGTCATATATATCTCCAACTGATACAGTAGATATTTGATCGTGGTATTGACCTAATCTAATAAGTGTATTTGTTACGTTGTTATATGTCTTATTGCTTACTGTCATATTTTACTTTGTTTTGTAAGTTTAAATCTATTTCATAACTCAGCCAAGTTAAGCATTCTAACAAGCTGAGATTTGTTATTCTTTCTAAGTTGACTATTTCTCCATTTGTCAATCTGTACATCACTCCAAACCATCCCCACTTTTCTGCGAAGGACTCTGTGGCAATAGCTGATTCATTTCCTTCATCTGATGCATCAAAACAGATGGCAAAGTCCTTAGCAATCCTTTCCCTAAATGATAAAAAAAAACCAGCGCACTTTGCACTTGCTCTGCTGACATCTTTTTCATCTGTTCGGCTCGTATTCTTATATTACCATCATAAGCTGCAATAGTATAAACTCCATTCTCCCCTTTCTCAGTAACAGGTCTATAAAGAATTGCCATAGCTTCTGGTAAATTTTTCTCTACATCATTTTTTAATATAGTCTCCAAATCTGCATACTCTCCTAAAGTTATTTCTGAAAGGTCTGGATGCATTCCGTATTCTTTTCCATCTACTTCTATTATCTTTTTTAAAGAACTATCTTGCTCCTGTTGTAACTCTGAGATCTTTCCCATCATTACTGCTACATCTCTTAAAGACAATTCATCAATCAACTTCTTAGGAATATCTGACAAAGCAGCTATTGTTTCTCTTGCTTCTTTTGTCTTACTCTTTGATGAAAACTCAATCAGTTTAAGCCACTTTTCAAGAGTGACATCACTCCATTTACTAATTAATTTGAACTGTCTTACTTTGCCCTGCTTCTTAATCTTTACCTTCATCTAATATATAATAGAAAAATTCATAATTTAGTTTACTGTACAAAATACCTTCCTGCATTTGGATTATCTAAGTGATAAATAACATTATATCTCGCAGAATCAATAGCGTGATTATATGCATCTACGTACAACTTAGAGCCTTTATCTGCGTACACATAGTTGTTTAATTCTTTAGCTATGTTTGTTGATTCTGGGCTAACTACTAATTCATAATCTTGCATTCTAGTTATACCGCTTTCAATAGTTCCTTTTTTAACTGGCTTTATGTTTACACCTAAATGTTTTAAGTCTGCTATAAGTCTTGGCTCTGCCGAATCAGCAATAATGAGCTTATTACCTACTTTGCTTAATATAATTTCAGCAAGTTGATTAGACTTTAATCCATTCTGATAGATATGCTCTTTTAAATATAGCTTACGTTTTGATTTGTCAATAGCAACTTCTGTTAAGCTATCTGGATCAATACTAAAACCAAAGTCCATTCCACAAGATGTTTGTAAGCCATCAGGATTAAATTCTCCAAATGCCCAGTTCTCAAACACAACCCCTTCAGCTTTGTCTAACCAGCCACCCATTATTTTATGCTGATATTTTTTAAAGTTTCTATGCTTAATAGTCTTAATACGCTCTAAGAAGCTCTGTGAGAGGTTTTCTTTGTTGTCTAGGTATGTACTGTGGATATAGCATACATTGTCTCTAACGCCATTAAAACCAGCTTCAACGCCTTTGTCTTGAAAAAACCTATTATAGATCCAATGCTCTTTAGTAACTGGGTTTAATATAAGTATGATTCTGTTCTGCACATCTTTCTCTCTAATGCTTAAATCAATAGTATCAAAAATATCCTCATCTATTAACTCCTCTGCCTCATCTAATACCCAAGTGCTTATGCCTTGTAATGATTTTAGACTTGCTGTCTGATTACCAGCAGATGTCTTTATACCTCTAAATAGTATGTCTGATTTGTTGCCTAAGTTTACAACCTCAGCTTTGTTTACGCTAAAAATGTTTTCAAAACCTAATAGACTTATCTTTTCTAAGAACTCAGGAATAATAGATAGGTGTGCTGATACCATTGTATATCTTGTAAACAATATCCTTATGTTTGCTGACATTGTAAGCAGCGTAAGAAACACAGTTACAGCAAATGACTTTCCAGAACCTCTACCTCCTGTTATTATAAAATAACGAGCATTAGATTCAAATAAAGGATTATATTTTTCGTTAAGATTCAGTTTTTACAAAGTTTATCAAAGGCATATTGATACTATCATCATTAGTTGTAACATCAACCCTTTGCTGTGGTTTACCATAAAAGTATTCAAAGAATAATTTGACCGCCCATTGTTCTTTCTTTTCTAATCCTTTTTTTAGTGACTCTAATGCTATCTCATTCATAGGTGTTAGATTCTCTATTAGCTTTTGCTCCTCAGCTTTTGCCTTTCTACCTGACCCTGCTCTTTTACCTCCGTGTGTATTCATTTTGAAAAAATTTGATTAATCAAGTTGTATTATATAATAGAAATCACTTGAATTCATTTGGCAACATCAATCTTATTCCTAATTCTGTTAAAGCCCATATACGTATTTGATCTGCATATATCTCAAACTCTTTTGTGTTCATTCTTGCTGTGCTATTAACTGTTTGAAGCCCTATCTGTTTATCATTTATGTCTATGCTTTGCCATTCACTTGCGAACTTAACCTTTAAAGTATCGTGCATTTCATCTGGAAAGTATCCTAGCTCTGCTGCTAATGGCTGTACTATACAAGCCCAGTAGTAATTGTTTTGCATATTGCTTCTATTGTTTCTTTGTTTTTTTACCTTAACTATATAGTCACTACCTAATTCTTTTAGATAATTAAATAGCGTTTGCTTATCTTGTGTTGTGTTTATTACAAAATTCATAACTTGTAAAAAAGCTTGTTGTTTTGTATGTATATCCCTTTTGGCTTCAATATCTGTCTGCCAAATAAGTCATATATGTTATTGTTTATTCTTGGGCTTTGTATTTCGTTTATTCCAACCGTATTTGCTGTATTATATATTATCCAAGAATAACTGTTATTATCATATATTAAAGAATCACAATTACTGCATACGGTTGTGTTGGCAGAATAAACATAAACATCATAGCAGACTTTTACTGTGTCTGTTGGCATTATATTTATAAAAGTTGATATTTGCCCACTACCTGCGTAACAAGTTAATGAATTACAAGCTGATATTATCCACGTTGTAGAGTCAACTATGTTTGATAATCCTGATTGATCTCCGACTACTGTTAGGGTTTGTTGGGGCAAGGTGGTATAAGAAATTGAGTCGCACAAATTAATCTGTGCTTGTAATTGTAATCCAAATGAAAACAATAATATTAAAGACAAATACTTTCTAGCTAAACTCTTGTCAAATCTCTTTTTTAATTGTTTACTTATCCCAGCACTTAACATCTGTTGGTTTATTCTGTACTTAGCAGCTATAACTTTTAAACTGATGTCAGGGTTTTCAAAGTAATATTTGACAGCTTTACTCGTTAAAGATTTTAAGTATGTTTTTGATCTTGGTTTTCTCATTAGTCAAAAGGTTCATTAATTCCACGTTCACCACATAGCTTTTCTTTAGCACTATCCCATAGCTTATCACCTCTTTTCTTTTTGCTTAAAGATGCTTCTGTTCTAATTAGACTAGGCATACCCTCCTCTGGCTCTGCATCCATCCATTTGCCGCAATCACATAGAGCTTGTATAGTTACCCACCTTCCCTCTCTCATAGCGATAGTTGCTTTGCCTATCTCTTTAGTTAGACCACATTCACATTTATATAGTGTCATATTATTGTATTACTGTTAAATCTCTGCCCTCTTTTTTGGCTATTCTAATAATAGTTTTAAAAAGTTTTTTCCTTTCTAAACTACTTTCACACCAAATAAATTGAGTTTCATACATTCCTTCTAGCTCTAATTTTAAACCAAATCTAGTTCCTTTGTTTTTGCTTTCTTTATAGCCATACCTTTTGACCACCTGTTTCCAGCTTACAAGCTCTATTGTGTCTTTACTTATCATTCTGCTAATGCTCCTGTTAATATTTTTCTTTCCGAACACAATCTGTCAAGCTCAAATTGTAAATGATTAATGGCTTTCTGTATATCTTGATCTGCTGGGTTTCCATCTTTTTTACCTGCTCTTAATAAATAAGATACTGCTGTGCCTGTGTTGTAACTTAATTCAAAATCCTCTACTACACGCCTAGCTTCATAGCCATAGGTAGTTCCAATATAATAATTAGGTTCGGGTGTTCTTTTGTAATCTGTTTTCATTCGCTATATTTTTTATATAATTTTTTAATTTGATCAAAGCAAGTTGAAATACAAGAACCGCAATTTGTAGTAGGGCTGTAATTAGTTCCGTGTATTACATTATACGTTTCTATCATTCTTTTTTTAGCTGCTTGATCTTTTGCCCTACCTGTTTTTAAATCTTTCCACATATCTAATATTTCATCTATAATTTCTTGTGGTAAATCATCTGGTGTTTCTATTTCTGTGGTCTTTTGCCATTTACCCTGACTACAACTCATAGGTGCTAAACGTGCCTTGAGCTTCATAAAGCAGCCGCAATCTTTACAAGTTCCTGTCGGTTTAAAATAATATACGCAAGACTTACATATTTCTATGCGATCCTTGTAAATTCCATTTGGTACTAGAAACTTCATATTTTCTTATTAATGTTTTCTTTTTTTCAAACAGATTGAAAGGGTATGAAAACCCAAATTGCATAACAAAACTATCTTTCTTTTTCGGATCATACATTTTCATCTAATTCATCTTTTATTATTGTTCTTACTTTGTCTATTGTCGTAAACAAGCTGTTCCTACTAATCTTAGTTTTGGCAGCGAGAGAATCAAGTGTATTACCTTCATAGTAATATAGCTTAAATAATTCCGCATCATACCAATGTAATTTGTCTAAAACACAATCAATCTTTTCTAGCTTATTAAGCCTTTCGTGATCTATTTTTTCGTTTGGCAAATTTGATATATCTTTATGATGATAATTGCCAGATATTGTATAGCTATCCACGTTAGTATTATTGGTAGAATAAATAGTGCTGTCAATATGTGTGTAATACTTTTCATACTTATAATAAAAATTACTTCTTTTACTTGTTAATGCCCTTCTTAATGCAACTGCTCCATATTTTAAAATTCCATTAACACCATCTTTATCCCATATATT